ATTGAAAACGTATTTAATGATAATTATACCGAGGTAAAACAAGAGGTTATTGATTTTATTAACGAAGGTGGGGTTACATTAATACTTTGTGATGGTGGTAGTAAAATACACGAATTTAAACTATTATCTAATTACATGAAAATTGGTGATTTTATTATGGCTCACGATTACTCAGAAGACAGTGAGACTTTTAAAAATAATGTGTACATGAAAATTTGGAATTGGCACGAAATATCTGATAATGATATTCAAGAAGCATGTGATAAAAACAATCTCTTCACATATAATAAAGAAACCTTCAACAATATTGCATGGGTTTGTAAAATCAAAAAATAATTATGTCAATAACTTTAGTAACAGGACTTTGGAATATTAAAAGGGACCAACTAAATCAAGGATGGTCAAGGTCTTTTGACCACTACCTTCAAAAATTAGAAGAATTACTGAAGGTTGAAACTAATCTTATTATTTTTGGTGAAGAAGAAATACGAGAGTTTGTTGAGAGTAGAAGAAGTGGTAATAATACTCAGTTCATTTCTAGAGATACTGAATGGTTTAAAAATACTGTTCCATACGATAAGATACAAGAAATCAGAAATAATCCTGATTGGTATAATCAATCAGGATGGTTAAAGGAGTCCACTCAAGGTTCTTTAGAAATGTATAACCCATTGGTTATGTCTAAAGTATTTTTGTTAAATGATGCCAAAATAATGGATAAATTTAACTCAACACATCTTTTTTGGATTGATGCAGGACTAACTAACACTGTTCATCCTGGTTATTTTACTCACGATAAAATACAAGATAAACTACCTAAATTATTTAATAAATTTGGTTTTATTGCATTTCCTTATGATGCAAATTCTGAAATTCATGGATTTAGTTATCCTAAAATTAACGAATACGCTAAAAATGATGTTAAGTTAGTTTGTAGAGGTGGATTGTTTGGTGGTAGAAAAGATGCCATTGGTGATATAAATGGTTTGTATTACGATTTACTACACACAACCATTAATGATGGTTATATGGGTACTGAAGAATCTTTATTTAGTATTTTACTCTATAGACACCCTGATTTAATTGAATATGCTGAAATAGAATATAACGGTCTTATTAGTAAATTTTGTGAGGATTTAAAAAATGATACTGTTGATGTTAAAACTAAATCACCTGTTAATACTAATTTAAAGTTAGAATTAACTAACACCGCATTATACGTTATCACATTTAATAGTCCAAAACAATTTGAGACTTTAATAACATCCATGATTGATTATGACACAGACTTTTTGGACAAACCTAAAAAGTTTTTATTGGATAACTCATCAGATTTATCAACTACCGAAAAATACTTGGAACTTTGTAAAGAATATGGATTTGAACATATTAAGAAAGATAATTTAGGTATTTGTGGTGGGAGACAATTTATTGCAGAACATTCTGAAGAAAATGGTTTTGATTTTCATTTTTTCTTTGAGGATGATATGTTTTTCTATAATGGAAAAGAAACTGTTTGTAAAAATGGTTTTAACCGATATATAAAAAATCTCTATAGAAAAGTCTTAGACATAACAAAACAAGAAGGTTTTGATTTTGTTAAAATGAACTATACCGAATTTTACGGTGACAATGGAACCCAATGGTCTTGGTATAACGTACCTCAATCTGTTAGAGAACTGTTTTGGCCTGAAAAATCTACATTACCTGTTAGAGGATTAGACCCAAATGCACCAAAAACCAAATATGAAAAAATTATATCTTATGAAGGTATTCCATATACTTCAGGTGAAATCTATTATTGTAATTGGCCACAGGTTGTAACTCGTGAAGGTAATAAGAAAATGTTTTTAAATACCACATGGGCGCACCCATTTGAACAAACTTGGATGAGTCACATTTATCAAGAAACTAAAAATGGAAATATTAAACCCGGTTTGTTGTTAACGACACCTACAGAACACAATAGATTTGAATTTTACGAAGGACATTTGAGAAAAGAGAGTTAATTGGTATTTATATAATACCAATGGAATTCTTTATAAAGAAAAATGCGACCTTACCTGTTTTGTTGATGCAGGTTGTTAAAGATGGTAGAAGCGAATACCAACAATTTATGGATTTGCTTACGACATCAACAATTGCGTTTTCAATGATTGATACCACAACAGGTATGTATAAAATTGCGTCTCAACCGGCATATATTGTTGAGAAGACCCTTTTGAATCCGCAAGCTTCTCCTGAGTATTACATTTACTATAAGTTTACCACAAGAGATACTAACACACCTGGTAGATATACCGGTGAATTCATGTTAAGAACTGATGAAGGTAATTTGATTTTACCAATCAGAGAAGAACTCTTTATCAACATACAAGACTCATTTATTTCTACCAACCCTTGTTGTTAATCTGATTTTATTTTTTATATTTATGTTTGAATGAGAAGGTAAACTCCGCTTAATACGGAAGATAATGAACCACTCGGAAAGGAACATATGATATCAACAGAAGAAATCAAAACATTTTTGGAGGGCAATGACCCTGAAGAATTTATCGTGGCTGTGGAGTATGATTATACTACAGATGCCATTTACAAAATCAAAGAAATTCCCGAAAAAGGAAAAGCAATTGTTAAAGACAATTTTATTGCTTTTGCATGGGTGGGAGACCTAAAAGACGCAAATTTTTATCAAGGTTCAAGAGGACTTCAAAAAGAAGGAATGACAAAACATGGTATTGTCATTGACAAATTAAGAACCGACGGACACCAAAGGTTAGAAAGAGGGTTAACATATATGGTTAAATGTCTTAAAGGGTACAGACACTTAATTCAATTTTTTAGGGATGGAGGATTAGACCCGTGGGGTGAAAAGGCCAAAGACCGAATATTAATTCTTCCTCCTGTAGAACAATTTCTTATTCAGAAAGAAAAAAGATTGTTCAAAGGATATGAGGAATACAACAACTTAACACGATTTGTATATGACTTAGAGACGACCTCGTTAGAACCCAAAGACGGTCGTATTTTCATGATAGGAATGAAAACAAACAAAGGGTTCAAAAAAGTAATTGAGTGTGCCACAGAAGAACAAGAACGTGCTGGACTCATAGAGTTTTTTCAAACAATAGATTATATCAAACCAAGTATTATCGGTGGGTACAATTCAGCAAACTTTGACTGGTATTGGATTTTTGAGAGATGTAAAGCACTTGGATTGGACATTAAGAAGATAAGTAGAACACTTAACCCTGAAAGGGTTATAACCCAATCAGAACAGTTACTTAAACTTGCCAACGAAGTAGAAAGATACAATCAAGTTGGGATGTGGGGATATAACATCATTGATATTATCCACGCAGTTCGTAGAGCCCAAGCGATTAACTCTAACATTAAATCGGCGGGTTTGAAATATATTACCACATATTTGGATGCAAAATCTGAAGACCGAGTTTACATTGACCACACAGAAATTGGGTCTATGTATAGCAATAACGAAGAATTTTGGTTAAACATTAAAAATGGTAAATACAAAAAAGTTGGTGTAGACCCAAAAATTGATTCTGCCTGTTCTAAACATGAAGACACATATATCAAGACTACAGGTAGTGATATTGTGGAAAGGTATCTTGATGATGACTTAGAAGAAACTCTTATTGTAGATGAAGAATTTAACCAAGGTTCTTTCCTTCTAGCGTCGTTAGTTCCCACAACTTATGAGCGTGTAAGTACGATGGGTACGGCAACTTTGTGGAAAATGATTATGTTGGCTTGGTCCTATAAACATGGACTTGCCATTCCTGAAAAAGAACAGAAGACACCATTTGTCGGAGGTCTTTCTCGTTTGATTAAAGTTGGATTCTCAAGGTCAGTATTAAAACTTGACTTTAGTTCTCTATACCCTTCAATTCAGTTGGTTCATGATGTATTTCCTGATTGCGATATTACAGGTGCGATGAAAGGGTTTTTAGGATTCTTCAGAAATTCTCGTATCATGTATAAACAACTTGCCGAGGAGTATGAAAAGTCAGACCCAAAAAAGTCAAAATCATATGACCGTAAACAGTTACCAATTAAGATTTTTATTAACTCAATGTTTGGAGCGTTGTCCGCTCCTCAAGTATTCCATTGGGGTGATATGTATATGGGAGAACAAATTACGTGTACAGGAAGACAATATCTTCGTCAGATGATTAAGTTTTTTATGAACCGTGGATATCAACCATTGGTAATGGACACGGACGGTGTGAACTTTTCAGCGCCAGATGATGCGGAAACTCGTAAATATATTGGTCGTGGTAACAATTGGAAAGTTAAAGAGGGTAAAGAATACACGGGAGCGGCTGCAGACATTGCGGAATATAACGATATCTTCATGAGAGGTGAAATGGCGTTGGATAATGATGGTGTGTGGCCCGCATGTATTAACTTAGCTCGTAAAAACTACGCTTTGATTACCGAGAAAGGTAAAATTAAATTAACGGGTAATACCATCAAGTCAAAGAAATTACCGGGTTATATTGAGGAATTTATTGATAAGGGTATCAAGATGTTGTTGGATGGTGATGGTAAAGGGTTTATAGAATACTATTATGAGTATCTACAAAAGATTTACGATAAACAAATCCCGTTGGCTAAAATTGCTCAAAAGGCTAAGGTTAAACAAAGTATACCTGACTACAAACTTAAGTGTAAACAAACCACAAAGGCAGGAGCATTGATGTCTCGTCAAGCACATATGGAACTTGCAATAAAACACAATATGAATGTAAGTTTGGGTGATGTAATTCTATATGTTAATAACGGAACTAAAGCATCTCATGGTGATGTCCAAAAAGTAAACAAACTAAAAAGTGGATGGAGAGAGGACGACCTACAGAACTATTTTGATAACTACGGTACCTACCCCACCGATAATATGGATTCAATGGTTAGAATTAACTGTTACATATTAAATCCTACAGATTTGGAAAACAATCCTAACATGACAGGAGAATACAATGTTCCAAGAGCGGTTAGTACATTTAACAAAAGAATAGAACCGTTCTTAGTGGTATTCAAACAAGAAGTAAGGGATGCGTTGATTGTTGATGACCCATTAGAAAGGGGTTTATTCACCACAGAACAATGTGAACTTATCAATGGTATGCCATTAGATGAAGGTGGTCAAGATGACCTACAGAAAGACGTTTTAGATATCACCAAGGAAGAACTAGAGTATTGGGAAAAAAGAAAATTATCTCCAAATTACATATATGATAGTGCAGAATCCAATTGGGAGTCGTATATTTGTTGATATTTATCAAGTATGAGACTTAAAGATTTATGTGATGTTAAGACCGACTTCCCTGATGCGGATTTTTGGATTACAAGAAAAGGCGATATTGATTCTGTAGGTAAACCTACAAAAGAATTTGACCCTGAAAAAATAGGTATTAAAGTAGTTAGGACCGATTTATTGTTACCTGATTACTTATACTATGTGTTTGAGTTTTTGGTTATAAATGGTAGTTTTGCCTCTATGTCTAGTGGTACTACTAAACTAAAAAACATCACAGTTGATGATGTTAAAAACCTACGTGTAGGTCAAAAAGATTAATCAAATTTGATTCCGTCGGAGGACATTATATACCAATTTCCTCCGGCGAATCTAAATTCAACACAAGAACCGTTAGATATTAATAACTCATCCCAAGATTCATCTATTCTACCCTTATCAGGTATAATCAAAACATTAGTCAATGATTTGATTTTTACGTGGTCAGTTGTTGTGGAATCTAATTTTAATTTACAATTAGGTATTTGTCTAATTATAATAACATCTTCTCCTTTTGTACTATAAAATTCGTCAGAAACAATTGCAACTGATGATGTGTTTACTTCAAAACCATTTATGATTTTTCTTGTTGGTACTGTTCTAATTATTGCCATATTAAACGGTTGTGATTGGTTGTGGGAATGCTCTGTATTTTAATTGTTTGTTCAATGATTCGGCAATATCTGCCTCTTTTTTCATTTGGTTCTCAGGACGTAATCTTTCTAATCTTTTCATTAATTCGTCTAAAAGAACCGCTTTTTCATCTTTGGCCTCTGTTGCCAAAGACGTGTAATCCATTTGTAATTCACTATCAGGAGTTTTTAAATTTCCTGAAAATTTACCTCTGACTCTAGCCAAAGTTTCTTTAGAGTACGCTGTGAACCAACGTCTTACCCATTGTTTTGCGGGAACGTTAATGTCATCCCATGATAGACCATATAAAGGTATGTCTGAAGGTAATTTAACAATGTCAGGATTATCTTTTAAACATTGGTCACGGTCATCTTCACATGCATCGTAGTAGTAATACCAAACTCTACGTCTGTTTAATTCCATATTACCAAAATCAAATTTACCGCCAGGAACATTATATAACCAAACGGCCTTTTTACCACCCGGTAATGCCGTGATTTTATATGTTAAATCTCCACCAATCAATCTACTTTTAATATTTACGTCTTGTAAACGAGCCAACACATCATATCCTGAAAACATTGTGTATCCTCCACCACTTCCGACTTGAGAGAACCCGGCAGGTCCACCAACCCCATATCCACCAAAGGAACCAAAAGACCAAGGGTCAAACAACATACTATTTTGTTCTGCGGGTGTAAACCACAACAATTCGTTAATTTCACGACATGCGGGTATTTCATAAATCTGTTGGTTGGAAACCAAATCAAAATAATCTTTTTTCAATACCCAAGGACCGTCAGCCTGTAAACCAACTATCTTGGAATATGCGTAAGTGTATTGGGTTTCCCAATCTAATGTTCTTGTTACCAAAGCATTGGCTAAAGATTGTGTATCCAAGTCCAATCCATACAAGGATGTCCATTGAGATTCAATCAACCAATCAAGGATGTATTGGGTATAATCATCAATTGCTAACTGAAGAAGAGAATCTAATTGTTCGTCTTCTAATTCAACACTTCTAAGTGGAGCACCTAACAGGTGTCTAATACGTGTGTAGAGTTGGGTTCTTTCTGGTTCTGGTATAACTGCCATACCAATAAATATCTGGTATTTATGATATTGTATAAAGTAACGATTCTATTGGGAATATATACTTACCATCCCCCAATGTTACGTTTTTATTATCAAATACACGGATACCAACTTTTTCACTTTCAAATATCATCCAATCAGTTCTATACTTGTGAATTTTTCCTGATGAATAAACTTCATAAGTTTCTTCTTTGGTTTTCAATTGTTTCCAAAAAGGTTTGATTTGAGCACTATGATTTACACCATCTTTGATAAACTTGGCATCATTTCCTTTAAAATCTTCTTGTTTTCCATGTCCACCTGTGTGGTCAACATTTTCAGGACCCAATAAAATTCTCATCTTTTCTATAACACGAGCCTCTCTTCTTTCACCCGCACCATAAATAATATCAAGAATACCCATAATGTTTTTGAACAAATCACCATCCATATTAAAAATGTCTTTCTTGAAGTGGTTTATTGCTCTAAGGTAACGTTCAAATTCAGCGTTTTTAATCTCATCGTTATCTGCGGTTAAAAATGTAAAAGGTTCTCTACCCAATGAAACAACTTTCTTGTTTATTTCTTCGGCCAAGTAACAGAACACCGCAATATTTGTATTCCAGTTATTGATAAGGGACCTTTTGTTTTCATCACCTTCTAAACCATAAACCCCTGAACCATACTCTTTGTTCGCCGCTCTCATTAAAGAACCAAAGAATTGTTGAACGTGTTTGTCAATTTGTTTTCTGTACTCTCCGTAAAGGGTTTCGTTAGAATTTAAAAAGTTTTCATACTTTTTTGTTGTCTGTGCTGGACACATTGTTGGTTTCATATCCTCAAAAATAAGCGTTTTGGCTGACTCTTGCAATGGAATCTTTAATCTACTTTTCAACGAGTTTTCCACAAAGTCCCAATTTACTACATTCCAAAAGTTCTTGATGTACTCATCTCTTTTGTTTCTATATCTCAGGTAGTAAGCGTGTTCCCACAAATCTAAACCAAGTAATGGATAACCCCCACCTTCAATAACATTCATTAAAGGATTGTCTTGATTTGAGGTTGACATAATTTTCAATTTCTCATCATCAGTTAAAATCAACCACACCCAACCTGAACCAAATCTTTCTTTGGCAACACCCTCAAATCTCTTTTTGAATAGGGGTAACGAACCAAAGTTTTTTGTAATGTGTTTCATGATTAAACCACGAGGAGACATTTTCTTTGGGGTCAACATGTTCCAAAATAATTGGTGGTTGTAGGCCCCACCCGCATTATTTCTAACTGTCTTGTTGAACCTTTTGATTCCTTTAACAATTTTTTCCAAATCGTCAGGGGCATCTTTGTTTTCAAGTGCGGTGTTTAATTTATCAACATAACCCTTGTAATGTTTGTTGTAATGAACATCCATTGTTTCGGGGTCAATAAATTTTTTTAAAGAATCATAACCGTATGGTAATTTTTCTATTTTGATTTTTCTGGCTTCGTTTACGGCTTTCTCGTTTCTTCTCTTCGTTTCCTTTACCGTCTCTTTCATTAGAATTTCTTCTTCTAATTCTTGAACTCTATTCACTAAATTTTTCATTCTTGTCGTTCATTTAATATTATTATAAATAACACGACTTTGTTATTTTACCTAAGGTTATTGATTCTATCAAGAATTTCTGAAGCAGTAGTCCCATTATCTTCGGTACTAATTCTGTCTCCCATAATGGTTTCAAAAATATTTTTCTTCTTCTGAAGTATGTCATAAACAATCCCTTCTATTGTGTTGTCAAATATTGGGTAATAAACCAACACGGAATTTTTTTGTCCAATACGATAAGCTCGGTCTTCAGCCTGAGAGTGGTCTGAAGGTAAAAATGATAAGTCATTCATAATAACAACTTCACCCGCAGTTAATGTTAAACCAACACCTGCGGCTTTGATATTACCAACAAAAACTTTAATTTTTTCATTGTTTTGGAATTCATCAACGGCAAGTTGTCTTTCTTTTTGAGAACAAGACCCATCAACACGAACCGCTTGTTTTCCAAACTTTTCCAAAATTAATTCCAACGAGTTTGTAAAATTGGTGAACACAATAATTTTTTTATCTTGTTCTAAAACACTTTCAATTAACTCAATCGTTGCGTTAATTTTTTCTTTGGCAATGACCTGACGAACTTTTACAAGTTTTGAGAATTGTAATGTTAATGAATCCGCCTCACCACTTTTATCGTACCAATCATAATATTCACCCATAAGTTCTTCATACTCTTTTGATTTTAATCTCAAGTAAACGGGTGTAATAATTTTTTCAGGTAAATCTAAAATATTTTCTTTTAATCTTCTTAATACTTGTCTTTGGGTTCTTTCTCTTAGTTCATCTAAGTTTGAGGCACCACTCACGTTCCAAATCCTTCTTTTACCCGCTTTGAATTGAAAACCATTACAATATCTCTTTACGTAAGCCATCCAATTTGATGCCACGGGAGATTGAATAAGGTTCAATAAGTTGAAGTAGTTGATAGGTCTTGATGTAATTGGTGTTCCTGTTAATAACCAAAGTCGGTCAACAATCTTTACAAAGTCGTTGATTAATTTTGTTCTTTGTGCTTGTGCGTTTTGTATGTAATGAGCTTCATCAATTATCACCAAATCAAATTTGGACTTTAAAATAATGGACTCATCTTTATTGGCAACATCATGGAAGTTTTTTATGATGTCAAAATTTATGATAATAAAATCGGCGTCTTCCCATTTCTTTCCATCAATAATGGAAATACTTCTGTCAGTATAGTTTGAGATTTCTCTTTGCCAGTTAATTTTTAACGACGCAGGACAAATAACCAAAATTTTCTTGGAACCTGTTTCTAACGCCCCAACCACAGTTGCAGTTGTTTTTCCAAGACCCATATCATCAGCCAAAATAAATCTTCTGTTAACAACCAATCTTTTAACCGCTTCTTCTTGGTGAGACATTAACGGACGATGAGAGTACTTTGAAAAATCAATTTCAACATCTTTAATTGAGTTGTCCTTTAACATTGCCGCTTTTGGGACCCAAAAATCAAACACTTCTTGTCTTTCAAAAAACTTTCCCCAAATATGAAACGATACATCTTTTTCAACTAATAATTTTTCAACATAAACTTTTGTTGGGATTTCTATATATCCTTTATCATCGGCAATTTTCTGAGCAAAGTATTGGTCAAGGTCAACCCATTTCTTAGCAACCTTTGGTGTGTTTGGTGAATAATTTACAATGTATTCGGCCTGAGACCTTGTTGGGTAGAATTTCTTATTTATGTTGAATTTTTGTTGTAGTTTGAGAATATAATTGTTGGCACCCGAATAGGTTTCCAAAATATTCAGTGCTCTACTTTCTATGGTAGTTAATACATTACTCATACAATATTACAGAATAATAATCATAAATAAGGTATTTATCAATATGAGTTATTTTAAGTCGGAAAAAGATGCTGAAAACGCCATCAATAAATTTATGCCAATTATTTTGGGTAATTTAGGTAAGTTTTATTCTGTTAATATAACTTTAACTCCAACGGGAAGTGAAGACGAGTATTACGGTCATTTAACATTTATAGTTAACGGTGATAGTTTCACTCAAAAACAATCCGATTCTCTTATGTCCTCAAGAGGTAATATATTAAAAAATATTAAAAAATATTTGGGAATTAAAATAATCATAAATCAAACATCAGTTACAACAGAAAAATAACATGACACAAAAATTAGTTCCAATAACAAGATTAGGTAAATTCTTTGGAGGAGAAGATTTTGACCTTGATGTATCAATGGGTAGAGAGTGGTTAGGTGGTGATATGAATTTCACGTTGGTTTTATACAAAGTAGACAGATACAAAACAAAAACTGACGATGTTTATGGTGAGGCGTTAGAAGACGGAATTCAATTTTTGGCTCCTGTTCAATTCAAAGCATATGTTAAAATTGCACAACCTGAAAATAAATTTTTGGGAACCTCAAAAATTGCTCAGACTGAACCAGGTAATATGACATTCTCGGTTTACCAAAAAGATTTGAATGAGTTACAAATCACAATAGATTTTGGTGATTACATTGGATACTACGAAACTGAAAGTAGAGTTAGATACTATACCGTAGTTGATGATGGAAGGGTGGTGTCAGATTTGAAACACACTTATGGTGGATACAAACCATTCTATCAGACTTATGATTGTGCACCTGTGAATATGAATGAGTTTAGAGGATTGTAATATATAAATTAAACTATTTATAGAAAATGGCATTACCAAAGAAAATTGTTAAACCAACACTTCCTTTAAAGAATCAAAAAATTCTTTATGGTAGAAGAGAAGAACTTCTTAGTTATATTACTAAGGACGGAACTTATTTACCAAAGTCGTTATTACATGATGACTTAGATAGGGGTATGTTGGATTTTGCAAAGAATACTTTGGAGATGACAACTGCGGGGTCTCGTGTTCCTGTTATTGACATTATTATTACATCACAGAACTGGTCTCAATTTACAGAGACTTGGAACTTCAGGGATTTAGATAGTAACGTTGATTTACCTTTTATTACCGTAATCAGACAACCTGAGGTAAAGTATGGTTCAAATCCTTTGATTTATAATATTCCAAATAGAAAACAATTTCTTTTTGCTGTGGTTCCAACTTGGGACGGAAACAGAAGAGGGGCGGATGTTTATACAATCCCCCAACCCATACCTGTTGACATTACTTACCAAGTTAAAATTATGTGTAACAGAATGAGAGAGTTAAATCAATTTAACAAAATTGTTATGCAGAATTTTGCGTCTCGTCAAGCATATGCGTTTATTAAAGGACATTACATTCCAATTCTTTTAGATAGTGTGTCAGATGAAGATGTTATGGATTTGGAAAAAAGAAAATTTTATATCCAAACATATAATTTCACAATGTTGGGTATTTTAATTGATGAGGAAGAATTTGAAGTTAAACCAGCAATTTCACGTACTTTAACTTTGACTGAGGTTGGAACAAGGTCTTTAGGTCCCAAAAGAAAAACATTCCCTGAAAATCCAAATAAATTTGAGTTACCATATAGATACACTTCTTCTCAAACATCAATAGAAAAAACTTTACCGTATAGAGTAAATTTAGTCAACACATCAGTAACAAATATTGATTCATACGATGTCTATATTAATGGTGATTTTTTTGGTTCTGATTTAACCAATTTAGAAATCAACTCTAACGATGTGTTGAGAGTTGATATTACAAAAACAAATGCAGGTCAAGAATCTATTTTATCTTGGTTTGCAACCATTGTTTAATCTTCACCATACAAATCTCTTTTTTCTTTACATTTTTCCATAATTAAAGTTTCAAGAAACTTATAGATTTTTAATCCTTTTTTGTCACAATATCTTTTCAGCACATCGTGTGTCTCAACAGATATCTTTAAATTTTTTATCTTCTTGTGTGGTTTTTCCATAAGGTAGAAAAAAGGCAGAAAATAATCTGCCCAATTTATAAATACATCTTTATAAGTAAAGTTTTTGTGTTTTTGGTGGATATTTATACTATAAAATAAAATAGACAATAAGAAAACAGAGTAATGGCAACATCAAATAAAGTCTTCGTTTCACCGGGTGTGTACACTTCGGAAAGAGATTTAAGCTTCGTAGCACAAAGTGTGGGGGTTACCACACTAGGTATCGTTGGAGAAACAATCAAAGGTCCTGCCTTTGAACCAATCTTCATAACAAATTATGATGAGTTTCAAGCCTATTTTGGCGGGACTCAACCAGAAAAATTTGTTGGAACACAAATACCAAAATACGAAGCGGCTTACATAGCAAAATCATATTTACAACAATCTAACCAATTATTTGTTACAAGAATTCTTGGTTTATCAGGTTATGATGCGGGTCCGTCTTGGTCAATAACTACTATTGCCAATGTAGACCCAGGTACAATTGGTTCTAACAATCCTGTGGCTACCGCATGGTCTGTTCAGTATTCAGGAACAACAGGGTCATCATCAACTATTACATTTAACATAAACGGAACCACTCCGTTTCCAGCACCAATATTAAACCACTTTGGAAGTTACACCACTTTTAATGGTGGTACATCAACTGTTAGTGGTGACATTCAAAATTTCATTTATACTATCGCAATAGATGCTATTGAAGGTTCAGGTACTTTGAGTCAGTCAATCGCATTTTACGGTAGTATTGATGACGATGATTACGATAACTTAATAGATGTTGACGGATATACACCACAGTCAAATGTATTTGGTGTTAATGACGTTCAAATTGGATTAAACGATTTAGAAAGTGATACTAACGATTCTTGGTATTATGCAATGTTTGATAATTTGGGAAGTTGTAATTATTCAGGTTCTTCATTCTTTAATGTTGTTCAAAACGTTACACCTATAGACCCAGGTTTAACAGGTTCTGAATTCTCAGGTGTTGTATCAGGTAGTTTGTACACTTATTCAGGTGTATCATATTGTGATTATGACAACATGGTAGTTGCTACTTTGAGGTCAAGAGGTTTGGCAACATACGCAGGAACTAACACAGGTCCTAGTTATTATTGTACAGGTGCAACATTTGATTGTACTTCAGTACCAACATACGCTAATGTAAATAAGAATCCGTATTCAACATTTGCGGTAACAGGTTCAACAATTGATAACACCACATTTAGTTTTGAAACATCTCTATCGGTTTCACAATCAAATTATTTAAGTAAAGTTTTTGGTAGAACTAACTTTGGTAAAGAACAAGCTGATGTTCCATTATTTTTGGAGGAAGCTTTCCCAACATTGTTAAACAATTCTTACAACCAAGGATATATTCGTGGATTAAATTGTAATTTTGTAGAATTACCAAGTGCGAGAAGTAGTAGTTCAAGCTCTATAGCATATTACTTAGATAGATATAAGAGTGCTGAATCTCCATGGATTGTTTCTCAATTAGAAGGAACTAAAGTAACAAAATTATTTAAGGCATTTACAATTTCTGATGGTGATTCATCAAACGTAGAAGTTAAAGTTTCTATTTTGAATATCTCTTTCAACAACTTAACATTTGATGTTGGTGTACGTAGTTATTCAGACACTGACTCAAACCCAGTTTATTTAGAAAGATTTGTTGGTTGTACTATGGACCCAGCATCCAACTCTTATGTTGGTAAACAAATTGGTAGTACTAACGGTGAATACGCTCTTCTTTCTAAATACATTATGTTAGAACTTAACGAAGAAGCACCTATCACATCGTTACCATGTGGATTTGAAGGATATCACTTTAGATTATATAATAGTGTTACAAGTCCTTTCCCAACATATAAAACGGCTTACAATTACCCTAATGAAATTATCGCCAACCCTCCGTTTGGAGCGGCTTTTGGTGGTGATAATGCGGTATATAGTTCAGGTGACAAAATCAGACAAACTTTCTTAGGATTCTCCACAGCATTTGCTTACGGTTGGGACCCTGATTATTTTGCCTATAAAGGTATGAAAAATCCGGCAACTTTATGTCCTGGTACTGCAGAAGCGGAACCTTGGAATTATTTATCAAAAGGTTTCCACATGGATTCAGGAGCAACAGTTGTAACAATACCTGCAATTTATTCAACTTCAGGTACATCTATGTTTGATGTTGGTGCGGCTTCATTTCAATCTGACCCAACAAATCCAAACGACCCATACTATACAATTCAATCACGTAAATTTACTTTCTTAGTACAAGGTGGATTTGATGGATGGGACATTTACACAAGAAAGAGAACAAACACTGATAGATTTATTATCGGTGGTTCAGGATGGGCTAATGGAGCGTGTGATATCTTAGGTAGATATCCTTCGGCTTCTGAAACAGGAATGTTCAAAAATATTGTAATTGAACAAGACGTAACTAACTGGTCAACAACTGACTATTACGCTTACTTGTTAGGTATTTACACATTTAACAATCCTGAATCTGTAAACATTAACGTTCTCGTAACACCGGGTATTGATTATTTTAACAACTCTAATTTAGTTGAATCGGCAATTAGTATGGTTCAAGAAGATAGAGCGGATTCTTTATATATTTGTACAACTCCTGACGTAGATGTTAATTTACCAGTAGTAACTGTTGATGATATTATTTATCCAACACAAGCTGTTGATAATTTGGACCAAACAGGTATTGATTCAAACTACACCGCAACTTACTATCCTTGGATTTTAGTTAGAGATACAGTTAACAATACTCAAATTTATATTCCACCAACAGGTGAAGTAACAAGAAACTTGGCATTAACTGACAACATAGCATTCCCTTGGTTCGCATCTGCGGGTTATACTAGAGGTTTGGTTAACTCTATTAAGGCAAGATTGAAACTAACCCAACCACAAAGAGATACTTTGTATGAAGGTAGAATTAACCCAATTGCAACTTTCGCAGATGTTGGAACAGTAATTTGGGGTAACAAAACACTTCAGGTTAAACAATCCGCTCTTGATAGAATCAACGTAAGAAGATTGTTGTTACAAACTCGTAAGTTGATTTCAGCGGTGGCTGCAAGATTGTTGTTTGAACAAAACGATGAGAAGGTAAGACAAGATTTCTTGAATTCTGTGAATCCTATCTTAGACGCAATTAGAAGAGACAGAGGTTTATACGATTTCCGTGTAACAGTTTCTTCAGACCCTGCGGACTTGGATAGAAACCAATTGGTCGGTAAAATTTACTTGAAACCAACTAAATCATTAGAATTCATTGATATTGAATTCTTGATTACTCCAACAGGGGCATCATTTGAAGATATCTAATAAAAAATATGGGACTGGGAAACCAGTCCCTTTTAGCCGTAAAAAATATAAATGGAAAAATTAAGAGTAGTTGAAGGGTTTACCGAACATGGAACACCTAGTTTAAAGTACTATGCCTTTGATTGGGATGACAATATTATGGTAATGCCGACCAAGATAATGGTTCTTGATGAAAATGGAAATGAAGTCGGAATGAGTACTGAAGACTTTGCTGAATATAGAACACAACTTGGTAAAGACCCATTTGAATATAAAGGACATACTATTGTTGGTATGGACCCAACCACCGCCTTCAGAAATTTTAGAACAGACGGAGACGAACAATTTAAAGTGGATGTGTTTAAAGCCAAAAAAGGTCCGGTGTGGAATGACTTTGTGGAAGCAATAAATAACGGTTCAATATTTTCAATCATAACAGCAAGGGGTCACTCTCCTCAAACATTAAGGGATGCGGTTTATAACATGATTGTGATGAATTTTGACGGTATAGATAGAAAACAACTCGTTAAAAATCTAAAAAAATACCGAACCTTTATGGATATGGACAACAAAAGTGACAAACAATTAATAAATGATTATTTGGACATGTGTAAGTTTTACCCTGTAAGTTATGGAGCAAGTGTTGAGGCAAATCCTGAAGAGGCAAAAGTTGATGCAATGAAAGAATTTGTAACTTATGTAAAACAATTATCAGAAGAGCTTAATCAAAGAGCCAAAATTAAAAACCTAGTAATGAATAGATTTTTACCTACTATAGGATTTTCAGATGATGATTTAAGAAATGTTGAATTAATGAAGAAGAAGTTTGAACAAGAACCAGATAATATTTTACAAACATATCTTACTAAAGGAGGTATTAAGAAGAAATATTAAATTCTAGTCTGGTCTAGTAGAACTATAAAAATATAAAAATAAAAGTAAAGAGAAAAAATTTACTTGGTAGTATTTATAGATACACATAAAATAAAAAATAAAATAAGAAAAAAAATATACTATGGCTGATTTACTCATGAAAATGCCGGTTCCCTATGAACCAAAAAGAGCAAACCGATTTATTTTAAGATTTGATAGTACATTGGGTTTGAACGAATGGTTTGTTGAATCGACTGGAAGACCATCAATTGACATAAAAGGTGTTGAAATACCATTTTTAAACACATCAACTTTCGTATCAGGTAGATTTACTTGGGGAACTATGACGGTTAAATTCCGTGACCCAATCGGTCCATCGGCAACACAAGCCATTATGGAATGGGTTCGTTTACATGCGGAATCTGTTACAGGTCGTATGGGTTATGCCGCAGGTTACAAAAAGAATGTTGACCTTGAAATGTTGGACCCAACAGGTGTTGTTGTTGAAAAATGGATACTTGAAGGAACACTTATTACCAAAGTGGCTTGGGGTAACGTTGCATACAGTGATGATAAATTAGCTGATTTTGACGTAACTTTACAACCTGACCGTTGTATTTTAGTTTACTAATATTATATTTTACATATTTTGTTGATTTAATAATCAACCTAAGTATATTTAAACACAGGGACTAACCCCTGTGTTTTTTTATGGATGAAAATTTAGTTAAATATGGTCAAGAAAATTTTTCTTTACCACACGATGTAATTACATTACCTACTGGTGGTAGGTTTTATAAATCAAAGAAAAAATCTGTTAAGGTCGGTTATTTAACCGCCGCCGATGAAAATTTGTTAATGAGTAACTCTGCGGACATTGTTACCCAATTGATTAGGTCTAAATTATATGAACCTGATTTAAAGTCTGATGAGTTAATGCAAGGAGACATTGAGGCTATTCTTATTTTTTTACGAAACACTGCGTTTGGTCCTGAATATAAAATAAATTTAGTTGACCCTGATACGGGAGATAAATTTGAAACTACAATTCTTTTGGATGAACTTAACATTAAGAAACCCGAAGTTGAACCTGATGACAATGGTTATTACTCAACAGTTTTACCTAAATCAGAAGTTCCTGTTAAATTAAAACCGTTGTCAACAAAAGAATTAAATGAAATTAATGACTTGGCAAAAACATATCCAAATGGTAGAATTGCCCCAAGAATTACGTGGTTGTTACAAAAACAAATTGTTGAAGTTAACGGAATTAAAGACCAAGGTGAAATTAATAAGTTTATTACTTCAATGCCAATATTAGACTCTAAATACGTTAGAGAATTTTTAGACAAAAATGAACCAAGATTAGACTTGGTTAAAACTGTTTTTACCCCGTCAGGAAAAAAAATTGATGTAGCCATCAATTTCGGGGTTGAGTTTTTTCGGGTTTTCTTCTAATTACAGAGCCGACCTGCTCAATGAATTTTATGTAATGTCAAGACACATGACGATTACATATTTAGATTTTAATAATATGCCAACATATGTAAGAAGGTTTTTATTAGATAAATTGGTAGATGAATTTACCAAAAAAGAATAAATAACCTATTTATAAAATATGGCGGACGAAACAAAACCTGGAATTGATGATGCTCTTAATGAGATACCAAAAGGTCTCAGTAAAACCTTTGATGCATTTCGTAAGGTTGCTGCAGAACTTAAAGGTGATATTAGTAATTTATTTTTTGGACTTGATGAAAAGGCTAGTGAGGTAGTAGGTGTTTTAGGTCAATCAAGAAATTATGCCGAAGGTATAAGACAAAGTTTAGCCGATGCTGTTCCTGAATTAGCATCGATTGCTAAAGATGGTAAAGATTTTGAGGCGGCGTTAGAAGCTGCGGCGAATGCTCAAAAAGAAATTACAAAATCTTTACAGACAAATGTATTACTTACTTCACGACAAATGATTGATATCGCCACAGTAAGTCAGGCGTATAGTATTTCAAGTCAAGAATTAGGTGAGTTTGTTGAGAGATTCGCAACTGCGGGTCAATCAATTAATAACTTTCCAAGTGTGTTAGAAAAATCCGCAAACTATGCTCGTTCTATGGGAGTGAATGTAGATGCAACTATGGATTATATCAGAAAAAATTTGGATGATATAAATAAGTTTGGATTTAAAGATGGTGTTGAAGGATTAGGTAGAATGTCGGCTCGTATGGCGGCCATGAGAATTGACATGAATGCAGTTTATACTTTTGCGGATAAAGTATTTGACCCGGAAAATGCTATCAGTATGGTTGCCGGATTTCAAAGAATGGGTGTTGCGGTAGGTGATTTAGCTGACCCATTTAGATTGATGTATTTGGCAAGTGAGGATGTTGAAGAGTTGGAGAAACAAATAGGTAAAGCGGTTGAAAAATTCTCAACATTTGACGAAAAAAGTAAATCATTCAAAATAGCTCCAAGTGCAAAAAGAGATTTAAGGGAATTGGAACAACAGATGGGAATTAGTTATGACGATTTAGTTAAATTCTCACAACAAGCCGAACGACTTAGAATTGTTGGACGAGACCTCAATATTGGTGGTGTTGATGAAGAAACTAAACAATTTTTGGCTAACGTTGCTCAATATGATGAAAAGAAAGGTGGTTTTGCGGTTAAACTTAACATGGAAGGTGAAACTAAGTTAGTTAGTCAAATTAACAAAGATGATATTGCATCAATAAGAGAGGCCAATAAAGAACTTTCACCTAAAGAAATCGCAAGGGCTAGTTTAACTGCGGTTGAGAGCATTAGAAATGATGTTAGAGCGATAAGAGCATCTGTTTTGATACCAACCGCCGGTTCAAGAACTTTATCTTCTCTTGCTGAGGCCTTAAGAGGAGGTGCCGCTGGTGCTAGAGAAGGTATTTTAGAAAGAGACGGTAAAACCGCTGCTCAAAGAAGAGCCGATGCCGATGCGGGTATGGGTGGAGTTACCTCAAGTATTGAAAAATTTTTTAAAGGAACGGGTGACCTTAGTGATGTGTTAAGTGGGATTAAAAAGGTTTTACCTGATGTAACTAAAGTTTTTAGTGATACGGTAAAAAGTATTAAAGATATACCAAATACATCTGGATTTAAAAATGAAATAATGCCGGATAATAACCTAAAGGGTTTAGGTGAATCAATTAAAAGTGGTTTTGATTCTTCTATGGATAGACTTATAGATGTTTTAGGGATTCAATCTCCCGCAGGTGGGTTAGCACAAAATATGACAGTTAATAATAATGTTACTGTACAACCTGTAAAAGTTGATGTTAATGGAGATATTAATTTAAAAGGGGCTAACGGAGAAAAAATCGCCATGGAAACTAATCGTGAATTAGGAAAATTTGTGGAAAATATTGTTAAAACTGAATTGGAAAAATATTATAGTCAAAATAAACAAATGACTTCTGTGCCTGCAATGGTTAGGACTGCATAAAAAAACTTGTTGTAATCTATTTATATACAACATATGGCAGAAAGTCCGTTATCATATATTTCAACCTACTTCTTAAGAGAAACTTTATTAGGTAGGAACTTAGCACCATATTCAGTTCCTGGTGTTTTTTCACCTCGTAACGACAGAGCTGCGGGTGATTTATTTTTAAGGAATTTTTCTGTACGTAATAGTCCTGACCCACTAGAAAATGAACCATTTTTAACAAACGCCTACAAAGTAAATGAATTTGGACCAAACGGTGGATATGATAAAGATATTTCATTTATTACCGATACGGCACCCGTTGCACCAAATGTTGGACCTTACGGACCCGTCCCACCATTTACAGAAGCCCTTTTATTATATTCAAAAACTTACTTAAAAAACCAATACATTAAAAATAAGTTTGTCCCTTTAAATGCTGGGTCAAATGTATACTCAGTAACCGACCAAACCATTTTAACCCCCGGCGCTAACTATCAACCATATTGGGCACCACAAAGTTTTGTTCCGTCTCTTTATACTCCATATAATGTTTTATTACAGAGAGACCCTGTAGGTGATACTGGATTATTATCTGAAGACTCTTATATGATGCAATTGGCGGCTCAAAGTCTTAAAGAAAATTTACAATATAGAGTAGACCAAAATATTGCTAACCAAACTTTAGGAAGAGTGAATATTTTAAATGGTTTAAAAGACCCATTTAATTTAGCCCAAATTTTAGCAGGTAAACGACCTGTTGTTGCTCGTGATTGGAAAATTACTGTGGGTGGTGGTCTCTTAGGTAACGCTGCTGACCTACTCCAAAGATTTACAGGAACTCTTATACCTGTTTCACCAATACCTGGTGACTACTTTGATGAGGACATGGAACAACAAAACTACGGAACTGCGTTCTCACAATTAACCGCATTTAGAGATGGTTTTGTTGGTAAGTTATTGGGTAGAAAAACTGATAGAGGTAAAACTCCGTCAGAATTATTTTTAGAATATACAGGTTCAGGTCAGAAGTCACAACTTCAATCAAACATTGACATGAACAAATACAGACCAAATTACCAAATAACTAAAGGTGGTAATTTGTTCAGTAGAATTGTTGGCGCAATTACATCAATATTTGACACACAAGCCGGTTCAGGAAATTATTATGTTGGAGGAACTGACTCTGACCCATCAACAATAACATCACCTCCTGGTCAAATTCCGTTAAATGAAACAGGTAAAGAAATTAATGCACCTGTTTATGGTAATGACTTATTGGCTAAGATGTACGAAGGTGAAGATAAAGACTTTAGATTTGGATTGGCGGGTAAATCGTATGAAAATGCTGGCGGAATACAAGGTGGTTTTACTTGGGTCTCACCAAAATATAAAAAAGATGCGGGTAACTATGTTGGACCTGGTGGTAGAGTTTATGACCCCAACCCATCATACCCTCAGATTGCCAATACATTAACCACAACAGAATCAACTAACTACGAGTTTACACCTGGTTCAATTCTTTATAACACTCAAAAACTTATTGATTCTATACCACAAGGACAGGCTCGTTTCTCACATGTTGGAAATGCGATTGACCAAACCGCAAAAGTGTTCAATGATGGGTATAGAGAGATGACAAAAGGTTCTCAAGTTATTGCCTATGTTGGTGAAAATGGTATTGAGGTTGGTAGAGAATACTGTAGGGTTTTTACTAAAGATAGTCCATATTATACTTTTGGTGATTTACAAAAATCTGAAGGTATAACAAATTATGGAAGAAAATTCGCCGATTCAGTGTTGGATAACACTTTTAATTTAAACATTGCTCCTTATAAGAATCCAAACTCAACAAATATTATTCCTGACAATAATAATGGTCTTGGTGGATATGCTCGTAAGTACATGTTCTCTATTGAGAACTTGGCTTGGAGAACAAGTGCAAGACCTGGTTATACTGTAAGTGATTTACCTGTTTGTGAAAGAGGACCTAATGGTGGTAGAGTAATGTGGTTTGCACCATACGACTTAAGATTTGACGAACAATCAACCCCCAACTTCAAAGACAATGATTTCATTGGAAGACCTGAACCTATTTACACATATGCTAACACAAAAAGAACAGGAACGCTATCTTGGAAGATTATTGTTGACCACCCATCAGTTGTAAACTTATTGGTTAACAGAGTGTTGGCTAACGAAGGGGATAGAGAAAGAGTTGATTCAATTATTAACTCATTCTATGCTGGTTGTAAGAAGTATGATTTGTATGAATTGGCGAGAGTGTATAACACTATACCAACTTCAGAATTATATACCTACCAACAAATATTAAACAACCCAAATGTTACAACAGAAGAGGTTTCTATTATTTCTAACAACACTAATAATGAAACACAAACTGTTACACAACCTGTTGAAAGTAATTTGAATAAGTATCAAAATTTGGGATTCTATTTTGATAATGACCAACCTGACCCAAAAACTCGTCAAGTTATTAGTAGTCAACCATTCCAAAACTTGGAGGCAACATACATGTCCCAACAACCTTTATACATTACTGAAAATGCTAAAAACGGACCTGTTGTCCAAACTGCAGTTTCAAATTTCTTTACAGATGTTATAGATGATAACTTTAAAGAATCACAAAACTTGTTAAAAGAAATTATTGATAATGTCGTAAACAAAAACCAAAGAGTAACCGTTACATTACAAGGAAGTGCATCTGCCGCAGCAAGTAAAGACTATAACATTCCACTGTCTGAAAGAAGAATTGATAGTGTTTTACAATATTTTAACACATTTACTTTCCAATCAGGTGAACAAACTCTAAGTATGAAAGAGTTAATTGATAGTGGTAAAATTATAGTTAAAGCGTTGGCCTATGGTGAAAGTGCTCAAAGCGTACAATTTAGAAGTTATAATAAAAATACGACTTCTGAAAACTATAATTGTACTGATGGTGATTTGACCGAAACACAAGATTTAACTGTAAGATGGTATGGTATTAAAGCCATGGCTTGTCGTGTGGTTAGAATTTCTGCGGTTAATGCTGAACCAATTGTTCAAGCACCTGTAGATGTAACTGCTGACCAAAACGCAGCTTTACAAGATAATGGTATTGTACCACAAGCTCAAAAACCACAAGCTCAAATTGATTTGTTACAACAAGTTAAATCAGGTATCAGTAAAAAAATATTAAGATATTTGTTATCTGAGTGTGATTATTTTGAAGTGTTGAAAGAAAGTAATCCATTTGTTTTTGATTCAATTAAAGATAAGATTAAATATTTCTCACCAGCTTTTCATAGTACAACTCCTGAAGGATTAAATGCTAGATTAACATTCTTACAACAATGTACAAGACCCGGTGATACAATACCAACCATTGGCGCTAACGGAGCGAAGATTTATAACGATGCCATTAACACCGCATTTGGTGCACCACCGGTATTGGTTCTAAGAGTGGGGGATTTTTGGAACACTAAAGTTATTCCAACAGGATTAAGTATTAAGTATGAAAACTTTGACATGAACCCTGAAGGAATTGGTGTTCAACCAATGATTGCCGATGTTACACTTAACTTTAACTTTATCGGAGGACACGGATTGAAAACTCCTATTGAAAGATTACAAAACGCTCTTTCATTTAATTTCTATGCCAACACTGAAATCTATGATGAAAGGTCAACACCAACTGTTGATACTTCAGCATTAGACAAACAATTAGTCCAAGCCATTATTGACCAAACACCTGTTGTTGGAATCAACAATGTTTCTAATGTGAATCAAACGGATTTTGGTAAGACAATTGGTGATATTACAACAAGAATACAAACCGATACCGCTGAAACGGGAACCACAAGTTATACCGTTTACATGGATAAATTAAAGGCTCAAACACAAGGATATTACAATTCGGTTATTTCATTTATGAGTGAAACGGTATCTGAATACAATTGGGGTGTTTACCAAGCAACGGTTGCTTCTATGAATTATAATGAAGGTAAGATGTTGGCCTTTAATACAGAAATTAATAGTCCTTTGTTTGGAAAACCGGCTCAGTACCAACAAAATATTGACGAGGTGTTCACTTTATTTATTAAGGACATTGAGACAGGAAAACTCCCTTTTAGTGGTAGTGGAGCCGCTACCGGTGGACTCACATCAAGCAGGGACATATTTCAAAAGAATTACGTAACATATGTTAACGAATTGAAAAGTAATTTCCAAAGTAAGTTAACTGAAAGAATACAAACCCTTACTTCTTTACAACAAGATTTGGGATATTTGATTGACTGTTCAAATTTAGTTGCGTCAGAAACTGACTCATACTTAATGACTACTGGACTCCCAAAAATATTTAATTTATCGGGAACTACAATACAAACGGGTTCAACATCGGCATTAACCGCTAATACCTACGCCACTTTGATAAGTGATTTTACAACTATAGGTAATTCCAACGCCCAATTTATAACTGACTTGTCAGGTAATTTTGCAAAAGTTTCAACAACAGACGCTACATTTTTTAGTGGTAACTCATTATACAATGTTAGATATGTTGCTGGCGGAGGCTTCTCAACTATAGATATAGGAAACGAACAGGCATTTAACACCATTGAAAAAAAGAGAGAGTACTTTATAATGTGTCAAACCATATTAAAAAACTTTGAAGACTTTAGAAAAAAAGTCTTGAATGGTATTGAAGGAAAAGACATTACGTTTACTAATGAGTTTTTGAATTTTTATTCAGGAAATTCCACATCATTAAAAAATACTTATTCTAAAGAACAAATTGCAGCAAATACTATAATTACTGATTTTCAAAACAAATATGGTAATAAGTATCAAAAGTTCACACCATATCCTGATAATGTGAAAAGACCTTTCATATTTAGTACATTACCTGCGGCGACACAAACCCAAACCACTAACGCTAAAAATTTATATACAACGCAAAACATTGATAATAATCAAAAAGTTTATAACTTAAAGAAGAAGTTTAACTAATGGCACTACAATACTACAACAGATATCAAAACTTCTTAATCAACGGTAAACAAACCGTTGTTCCTTATGTCACGTTGCCCTCAAAAACTTCGGACCAAAG